AGCTACATCTGGTCAGACAACATTCTCTGGTTCGGATGCTAACGGTAATACTCTAGCTTATGACTCAGGTTATATTGATGTCTTCCTTAACGGTATTCATCTAGACCCTACAGACTACACTGCAACCGATGGTACAAGCATTGTTCTAGCTTCTGGAGCAGGTCTTAATGATGAGCTTTATGTTGTAGCGTTTGGTACGTTTACCTTGTCTACTCATTACACTAGCGCACAGGTTGATTCACTGCTTGCAGGTATCTCGTCAGATGCTTTGATTGACTCTGGTAGTACTACTCGTGTTCAGGCTACTACAAGTGGTGCTGACGTAACAGGTAATTTAGAAGTTGTAATTAATGATACAACATCAGAACCACAGATTTTAATTGGTAATGGTGACGCATCTGCTAGAAGCGGTATTATTAGAAACCAGAATGATGCTACAGAATTTGATATTCTATCTTCAGCCAGTCCAACAGCAAACAAAGCTATGAGATTCTTTACTGCCGATGGTTCTGCTTATGAGCGTATGCGTATCGACTCTAGTGGTAATCTGTTGGTGGCTACTACTAATACAACTTTGTATGGAAGCACAACTGAGGAAGGCTTACTTTATCGAGCAAATGACGCTCTTACTGTATCAAGACAAGGAGCACCAGCATTTATTGGAAATTTAGTTGGTAGTGATGCTGATATTATTCAACTTCGTAAAGAAGGCACAGTTGTGGGGAGTATAAGGGCTGAAGATGGTGATATTGTTGTTGGTAACGATACTAGAGGACTAAAATTTAGAGACACAGATGTTATTCCAAGAGATATGGACAACTCAACGGCTAATGGTGTTGTTACTCTAGGTTCTAGTTTATCACGATTTAAAGACCTCTACCTAGCAGGTGGTGTCTATGTAGGCGGTACGGGTAGTGCTAATTACTTAGATGATTATGAGGAAGGTTATCACGATTCTACTATTTATATTGGTGGCTCTCCTTACACAGGTACAGTTGACAACCGAAGATTACGCTATGTAAAAATAGGAAGTTTAGTTCATTGTGTAGGTAGAATTTATATTTCAGGTGGTCTACCAACAGGGGGTACTGGTTCAAACGAGTTTGCATTTAGTTTACCTTTTGCATCCCCTTCTGGTCACGACTATGAAACATCTAACGAGTTTCAAAACATTCGATTTAATGACGGATATACTTTCAGATTATCAGCGGGGTCGTCTACAGTTACTATGCAGAATGATGGAAATGCAACAGGGATGAACGTAAATAACCCACACCTAAATGTTAACTTTACATATTTTACAAACTCATAGTGCTTAGTATGGATTTACTAAGTGGACAATAAGGAGAATATAATGGCTTTAACAAAAGAACAAATCGAAGATAAAATTGAAATCGTAGGCGACTACAAAGCAGTACAAGTTAGAACTGCAACAGTAGTCAAAGAAGATGGCGTAGAGTTATCTAGGTCTTTTAGTAGACACGTTGTACAACCTACTGATGATATTACTGGTGAATCTACTGAAGTACAAGCAATATGTAATGCAGTACATACACAAGAAATTAAAGACGCTTATCAAGCAATGTTGGATGCACAAGCTGAGGAAATTTCATCCACTGAAGAAGAAACTACACAGGAGGCTTAAATGAGTAAAGCAAGAAATATTGCAGACTTACTTGATGCCAACGGTGATGTTGCTTTAGGTAATCTGGATAATGTTCCTGCTGCGGATTTGGTTAATGATACCTCTCCGCAGTTAGGGGGTGACTTAGCATCTAATGGTAATGATATAAACTTTGGTGATGGTGATAAAGCACAGTTTGGTGCAAGTAATGACCTGCAGATTTATCACGATGGTAATAATAGTTTTATCAATGACCTCAGTGGTACAGGTGATTTGTATATTAGAGGTTCTAGTCGTTTACTTTTGCAAGATGATGTTGGTGACAGTTATGTAGTTGGTAATAAAGATGCCTCTGTTGACCTTTACTACGACAACGCTAAAAAACTCGCCACAACCTCTACAGGAATTGATGTAACGGGTGATATTAGCTTAGGCACTAATATATCAGCTAAAAAACAAGTTAGATTTAATAAATCTTTAAATAATTCATCGTTTACTACAATTGCCACAGTTAATGGAACTTCACTTACTTCAGGTGTAGATTTAGTTCTTCAGGGTACTGGTTCTAATGGAGTAGTAGTAAATACTACATTCCATATCTTAGTGAATCACGCGGGTGACATCTACATAGAGAGCAGAAATACTTTTTATTCACCTGTATCAATCAAAATTGTAAGTAATGGTAATGAAGATTTTGCGATAGAAGCAAAGTATCACGGTGGCTCAACGCCAGAAACTATTACTTGTGTTCTTGAAGCCCACAACAACGAAACAATTGTTGAAGCATCTTCACATTCTTACACGAGTACAACACTAGAGCATTATGCGGAAGATGGTGTTACTCAAAACTTTACTGGTACTAGCTCTATAGGCAATTATTTTAAGAAAGATAATACGACTGTAGGCAGGATTACTTGGGATGGTAATCATGCACTTGTAGGTACAGTGTTACAAGTCACCAGAACAAACGGAAATATTAACTCTCCTAATACCTCTGTCACTACTTCTTGGGTTGAACCAACTTCATCGGCTAGGACACCAATAACTCTAAAATCTACTAATCCATATTTAAAGGTAACACTGATTCCTGGCGCGGAGATGGATGGGTCTGACGATAGATTATTTTTAAGATTTGATTCTTCCAAAAATGGTGGTTCTTACTCTAAGTTCGGCAGAGAATTTTTCTTAGGTGTTAAGGATACTGGTTCTATTCAAGGAAATAGTGGTGCTTTAATAGCGTATGAACAAGTAACTGGAAGTGCAGGTGATACATTTACTTTTACTTTTAAACACAGAGCGGAAATAGGTGGTAGGGCGTCAATTGAGTATGGACAGAATTTTGCTCCTCACACAAGTTCAAACACATATTGCTATTTTATAATTGAAGAAATAGCAAGTTAACTTAGGCTAACTATGAAAGACGTGGACTTTAACAAAGTCCTCACAAGCATGATACCACTTGTCCTAGCGGCAATGTGGTGGGTCATATCTAGCGTCAACGACTTAGATAAAGAAATTCAGGGCGTGAAGGGAAACATGATGATGCTCATTGACCCCAATGGGCAAATCATACCTTCCCCTGAGAATGCTTTGGCTCGTCAACAGCTTCGTGAGGGCATCATCGAGTACATCCATGACCTACAGGTTAGGGTGAAGTTATTAGAAGAACATCAGAGACAACCATGAATACATACAGGAGAAAGTCTAGTGGAGCATGAACTAGAAAATCGTGTGTCTAGGGTTGAATGGACTCTTGACCACCATGCCGAAGCTTTAGACCGACTGCAAGATACGACAGAAGATTTTCGTAAATCTCTACATGCTATCCAAGCGACTTTATCACAAATTAAGTGGTTCGCTATGGGTGCAGTTGCGCTGTATTTTGCAGACTCAATAGGTCTAACTCAGGCGTTTAAATTATTAGGATTATAATATGTTGCAAATTTTAAACTTAGTTGGAGGTTTGGCTACCGAGTGGCTTAAAGGTAAACAAATTGAAGGACAAGCTAAACAGCAGGCAAAGATACGTCAAATTAATAATGACGCAACTTGGGAAACCATGCAGGCTAAAGGCTCAATGTCATCATGGAAAGATGAATGGTTTGTTGTCATTCTATCTATTCCTATGATTGGTGCATTTATTCCTGACCTCGTTCCATACATTCAACGTGGCTTTGAAGTCCTAGAGACTATGCCAGATTATTATAAAGGATTCCTTGGAGCAGCTATTGCAGCAAGCTTTGGAATTAAGACATTAGCGAATTGGAAAAAATAAAATGCGTACACCACCAATTAGTGACGTGCCAGTAATACCAAACAGTCCTGAAGGTAAAAACGAGGCTGCTTTTCAAAAAGCCTATAACTTTACTATGCAACACGAGGGTGGGTATGTAAATCATGCCAAAGACCCTGGTGGTGAGACTAAGTATGGTATCACTAAGGCAAGTTACCCAAACGAAGATATTGCCAATCTTACCAAAGAACGTGCAGCAGAATTGTACAGACGAGACTATTGGAACAGAATTAAAGCAGCAGACATGCCAGAACCAATAGCTATGTTAGCTTTTGACATGGCTGTTAATCATGGTGTTGGTGGTGCTGCTAAGATGATTCAACAGGTTGTTGGTGCTAAAGCTGATGGTCTTGTTGGCAGTAAGACCCTTGCTAAGATTAAGCAAGTATATAACCAAAACCCCGTTGCACTCATTGATGGCATTGTAGAGAAGCGTAGACAATTCTTCCGCTCTCTAAGTACCTACGACACTTTTGGTCGTGGTTGGGATGCTAGAGCAATTGCTACTTCATCCGAAGCTAAGAGTGTATTTGATGGAGAAATCTAATGGAACAAAAAGACTTATTTGACGAGTTACACTCTGCCGTTGCTAAAGAATTACTTAACAGGGTTAAGAGTGGTGAAGCCAGTGCAGCCGAATTAGGTGTAGCTGTACGTATGCTTAAAGATAATAACGCCACTCTAGGAGTTATTACGACAGACCACCCTTTAGCTAACCTTCTAGAAACCCTGCCTTTTGAGGTTTCAGAACATCTTAATTAGGTAACGACAGTGCGAAATTATAAAAAGGAATACCGTGATTACCACGGAACTCCAGAACAAATTAAGCGTAGAGCTGCAAGAGTAATGGCTCGCCGTAAGATGACTAAGAAATACGGTAAGAGAGCGGTTAGAGGCAAAGATATAGACCACAAAGACCGTAACCCTACAAACAACTCTTACAGCAACCTACGCATCCAATCAAAAAATAAAAACAGGGGACGTAATAAATAACCCAGGAGACATATATGGACACAAAAAAGAACAGTCTTCCTGAGCAATTAACCGATTTCCGTAACTTCATGTTTCTTGTATGGAAGCATTTAGGTCTTCCTGAGCCAACCCCCATTCAATATGACATCGCAGACTTCCTACAGAATAGTCCTAAGCGTTCTATTATTGAAGCATTTCGAGGGGTTGGTAAATCTTACATTACATGTGCGTATGTAGTACACCAACTACTGCTAGACCCAGACAAAAAGTTCATGGTGGTCTCAGCATCTAAAGCACGTGCAGATGACTTCTCTACATTCACTCAACGTATCATCGTAGAACTACCAATCTGCCAACACCTTATCGCTAGAGAGGGTCAACGTTGGTCTAAGATTGCATTTGATGTAGCCCCTGCAAAAGCTTCAGGTTCTCCCTCAGTTAAATCTGTAGGTATCACAGGACAGCTTACAGGTTCTCGTGCTGACATCATTATTGCTGATGATATTGAGGTACCCAACAACTCAATGACACAGATGATGCGAGAGAAACTTGCAGAGAGTGTTAAAGAATTTGACGCGGTTCTAAAGCCAGACGGAAAGATTATCTATCTAGGTACACCACAGAACGAAATGAGTCTTTATAACGTACTCACAGAACGTGGTTATCGGATGAGGGTTTGGACTGCTCGTTACCCTGCCCTAGAAGAGGCAGAGAAGGCGTATGGGAGCCGTTTAGCCCCTATGCTATGGGATACCCTTCAAAACAAAGAAGAGGCGATTGTAGGGCATCCTACAGACCCTAAACGATTTGATGAAGAAGACCTATTAGAACGAGAGCTATCTTACGGACGCTCAGGCTTTGCCTTACAGTTCATGTTAGACACCAGTCTTTCAGATACTGACAGGTACCCTCTAAAGCTCTCTGACTTAATCGTCATGTCTTGTGACAACGAAACAGCCCCTGAGAAGCTCATATACGGCATTATGAAGCCGATTGAGAACTTACCTATAGTCGGACTAGCGGGAGACAAATACTATGCCCCAGAGGAGACTATAGGGCGTGAGAAGTATGATGGCTCAGTACTGGCTATTGACCCCTCTGGTCGTGGTGCTGACGAAACAGCTTATGCTGTAGTCAAGATGAAGAATGGCTTCCTGTACGTTACAGACGCA